GAAGGATATGTGATTGTAGCCATTACTGCATTGCTCCACCAAGGCGCGGCCTACGAAGACCCGCAATTGTGCGTGACTCTGCCGCTGCGATAATTGCCGGAGCAGCTTCAAGGATGCCCTGCTGCACCTGAGCGCGAACTGCGGCTGGATCGCTTGAACCACGGGCGTCTACGCTGATGCTGATAGGGCTTCCGCCACCGCCACCGCGCATATTGCTGTTTGGAATGATGGTTCCGTTGCCGCCAGGGATAAATAGTTCTGGTCCGCGTTCGCCGACAATGGTTGGCTTATTACCCATTACCGATCCGCCATAAGCGTTGAATGGTATAAAACCTGATGGTGGTGTTACAGAAGTTGTTGGCGAAAAGCTTGTTGGTGTGCCAGTTGCTCCACCCAATGCACCAGTAACAAGCCCGACGATCTTCTGCACAACAAACAGCTTCCACAACTGGTCAATCACAGAACCTATGATGCTACGCATACCATCTTTCCAAGACATTGCGCCAGTCAACATGCCCTTGAAGGCGTCGCTTACTGATAAACCAATAGCTTCAAAAGACTGGTTTAGTTCATCATTGCGCGCAATGATATTTTGCATTTCTGTACTGACTTTGGCAATTTCTGGCAATGTCTCGACTATTGATTTAACTTGATCCTCAGCCGTTTTGTACATATCCTTTTCGTTTTCAGCAAATTCCTTTGCAAAAAACTCTTCGTAGAAACCAAGTAGGCTATCCTTGCCCTTTTCCTTTATCTTTTTGGCTGCGTCCGCGCCTTTAGCTGCGCTGCCTCCACCCTTCTTATCTTTGGCACTTCCAGCAGCATTTCTAGCCGCTGCTAAAGCGTCCGCCCTGCTAGATATATCGCTGCCAACGATGAAATCAGTAGAAAGCGTTTTCCGAAACGCAGCGCCAACGTCAGCGGCAGCTTTCTTGCTTGTACCAGCCCACTTATTCGTGACCATCTCAAGGCGACCGAAATTAGCCTCACCCACGCGGAAGCCTAAGCTGAAAATATCGGAAACTTGGTTGACGTAACCGCCCATCTTATTGATTGAGTTCTCAACCATTGCAATTAACGAGTTTACAGCGCGTACACCCACGTTGATTGTGCCAATAACCAACTCAGCGACCATGCCAAACGAATTGCTTGCAAGGATAGATATTGAGTTTACGGCAATCACAAATGTGCGGATAAGGCCATTGGCGACCTTCTCGCCAACAACGCCAAGGTTCTCAAAGAAGATACCAACGCTGTTGATTACAGGCTCAAGGGCCGTAAGTGCTGGTTGGACTGCCTCAATAGCGGGAGTTAAGCCGTTGGCGATTGCTTCACCAATGCTTTGGAATGTGGCAATAGCATAATCGCCGAAATTCGCCGTTGTCTCACTAGTCTCTTCAGTCTTTCCCTTAAACTGCTGGAGCAATACGGTTGCGCCGATAATAGCGATGCCGAGAGGGCCAGCAATAAGGCGACCCAGAGCGCCAACGCGGCCCTCCATCATAGACAGCGCAAAACCGATCTGACCAATTTGCTGGTTAAATGCTTGCGCTGGGCTTGCGCCAGTTGATATGGATGTCGCAAGGTCGTTGAACTGCATACCAAGTTGCTGTGCGCCTTGGCGGCTATTGCGAAGGGCTTTAGACTGGGCGTCCAGCGCATTGTTGTAACGCTTGCCGTTTCGGATAACAGCATCAGTTGATGTAGCAAGGCCAGTATTAGCAGCGGCCAACTTCTTGGTTTCAGCCTCAAGCGCACCAACCCGATTAATCAGATTAGCGATTTGCTCCATGCCCTGCGTATGGGCAATGATGTTGAAATCAAGATTTTGCTCTGCCACGCTTCTGGTTTTCCTCACTCACTTTGAAGAATGCTACCCACTCGTTATACTCTTCAATTGAGATTTGTTCAATCTCCGCAATGGTTTTGCCGAGCCGATCCGCCAAGGTGATTAGATTATACCTGAACGGATCGTTTCTTAGTTTTTTTCCTGCTCCTCGACGCTATCTCCGCTCATAAATGCAGCGGCGACAGTCGAGATCACAGATACTTCTTCACGCATCAGAACAGCCTTGTCCTCAAGCGTAAACAACTTTTCACCTTGACCATTCTCAGCCTTGAGAATGATAAGGTCAACCATTGCATCAAATGATGCGGAACCCAAAAAGTTAGGATGCTTGCGCTGGATGCGGTTCAACTCACCAGCAAGCAGAGGGCCGTAATAGACCTTCTCTGGCTTGCCTTCATCACCCCACTCTGCAACGTCAATGTGACGCTTATTCGATGTCCGCTCTGCAATACGCTTGGCAATACTCATATTAATCTTCCTTAATTATACAGCCGCGCTGGTCAAAGCCCCTGTTCCTTGAACAGTGATAGTGGATTCCACCATACCATCGAAGCTGCCTGTGATAGTCTTGCCAGTTACAATGGCTTGACCCGTTAAATAAACGTCTGCGGTTGTAGCGCCCTCTGGATAAAAGCGAATATTTACTTCAGAACCGGGGATCAATGCGCCCTGACCTGTGGTGTCAGTTTCGTCCCAGAACACATCAACCGAACCAGACCAACCCTTCAAGGTAGTCTTGAACGTGCGATAGCTATCGCCCATTGAGGTATCTTCAACAGTATCGGCAGTTTCCTCAACCGAGTACGAACGAATTTCAAGCACGTTGTTGGTCGAGCCAACGCGAACTGTGCCTTCTGAACCAGTATGGGTAGCCATGTCTTATCCTTACGCCAGTGTTGCTTCAGTCAAAGCACCAGTGCCTTGAAGCGTGATTGTCGATTCCACCATGCCGTCAAAGCTGCCAGTGATGGTCTTTCCTGTCACAGTCGCCGTTCCGGTATAATACTTTTCAGATACGCCAGCCGACGCACCTTCTGGAAATACGTTAATCGTCGCCTGAGCGCCCACTACAAGGCCACCCTGACCCAAGGTGTCAGTCTCATCCCAAAATACGTCAACCGAGCCTGACCAGCCCTTCAGAGTCGTTTTAAAGCTACGGTAGCTATCACCCATCGAAGTATCTTCGACAGTGTCAGCGGTTTCTTCCAAAGAGTAGGAGCGAATCTCTGCGATGGTGTTCGCACCAACCTTGAGCGTTCCTTCACTGCCAGTATGCGTAGCCATTACTCAGACTCCTCGACTTTCTCTGCTTGAACCTTTGGCTTTGCAGCCTTCTTTACATCCCAGCCCTTAGACTGATATTGCTCTAGATCACACTCACAGGCAAGTATTTCATCACCAGCTTTGTTGTAAACTTTGACCATCTTCATCTTGGTGTCTCCACATCAGCTATGGATGTAACATATTCAGCAACGTAAGACAACCTAGCAGAGGCCGTTGGCTTTTCGCCTTCGACGTTAATGTCTACGTCTGTTTCAGTCAAAACGCAACTCTTAACTAATCCGTTCAGTGAGAAATCAGAGCCAATGGCGTCTTCAATCAGAACACAGGCGTCATCGATCTGGTTGACTATGGTCGCGCTCGAACCCTTGATGTGAATATCCACCGTCAGATTAAGTGAGCCTTGAAGTGTCCTAAAGCCTATGCTGACCAGCGAAGACGATTGACTGTTGGTGTAGACCACTGCCGCTGGCAGCTTTGCCTCATCCAAGGCGTAGGATCGCATCTTATAGACGCGGCCAGAGAAGAACGGCAGCGCACCAATAATATCCGCGACCCTGTCCCTGATCTGTTGGTTCATGTGCGCCATTAGATTGACACCTGACAGTTATTTATGGCGGTTGTATACTGCACGTTGAATATCATCTTGCCGGAACCAATAGCTTTCTCGCCACCAGTTTCAACGTCAAAGTCTGAACTTGCCAGAACACAGCTTTTTGCCAATCCGCCTAAGAAGAAATCATCTTCTACCTTGCTTATCAATTCTGCCGAAAACTGCTCAATGTTCTCAAATATATTTAGGCTTGACCCTTTGTTTACGATGTCCACCCTCAATTCAAGGTTATGGGTCATAGTCCTCTGACCTATTGTCGCCAGCCGTGATAAGTCTGTCGTGGTGTAAACAATAAGCGCCGGAAGCTGAGATTCATCAAGGGCATAGCGACGAAACTTGTACAATGTTCCTGTTTCGCCACCCTGCCTAGCTTCAAGATTAACATTAAAACGATCTTGGATCACAATACCAAATCTATCAAAGATAAAGTTAACCAACAGGTCGGCAACATAGTCCCTGATCTGCTGCCGAACGTGCGCCATGTTACACCTTTTCGAGTATAAGCGTCGATACACCTGTGCCGTCTGTCAGCACAACGCGCACGTTGTATGCCACAGAACGAATAATAATTTCATCGCCATCAGCGGCCAATGGCACATCAACAGTGCGGCAAACAAACTGTGGCGATGGTATCGTAATGTCCATCAGGTCTGTAGCGCCACGGCTGGCCTGTGGAGCATCAAAGATGCCATTCACAGAAACAGCACTGCCACCTACGGGAGTGTAAGTGGCAGTATCTGCAAAATCGTCGAGTTCAAAGAAATCGAGAATATCAGCGGCAGATTCAACGCCCATTCTTAGGACTGCGCTTAATTACAGGATCACGATGCTCGACCTTTGGGGCTTCAGCCACGCGGACAGCCTCTTCAAAGATTTCGATTTTCTTTTGAGCGATAAGCACCAAGGCCTCGCCATGTGGAAGGGTAGCAACATCACCCACATTTAGTGGGCCTTGCGATGTTATTACGCCACGGATGCACTTGTACTGCATAGCATTCTCCAAAGAAGTCGAGGGCTGATACGACTTCCAAATATCAGCCCTCAACATTTCTTATGCGCCGTCGTTGTTGTATGCGAACGAGACTGCGTTGCGAAGTGCAACGTCAACAGTCTGGAGCGCAACAATGCGGACAGTACCAGTGGTCGATGCGGTGTATGGATCAACCGTCAGGTCGAGGCCACCCCACATGCCGATCATGCAGTCAGCGAAGTTACCGAAGTAAACGTTACCAGCAGTTGCTTGCTGAGTGCGGATTACGTTGTAACCGTTTGCTTGACCGTTTTCGAGGACGAACATGCCCGAACCAGCGTCCTTGGCTTTCGTCTTCAGACCGCCGTAAGTGGCTGCGTCCGTGATGTATGCCAAGTTGCCGAACAGAGCGTTGTCTTCTGCAACAGCAGTTTCCATCGCAACCATTTCAGCAAAGGTTGGTACAGCAGCAGCAAAGCTGGTTGGCTTGTTTACGCCCGAAGTGGCCAAGATACCAGTTGGCTGACCGGACAAGCCAGTGCCTTCCAATGCGCCCTTGTCGATTGCCAAGGCCAGAGCCTGTGTCAAATCGTCACGGACCAACTGCTCAATGGCAGGAGTCGATTGGAGGATCAACTGACGGGTCATGTCGGTGAATGCACCAATGTTCTTTGGCGTCAGCGAAACTGTGCCGAAGGTTGGTTCCGACTCGCCAGCAGCGCCGCCTTCTGTGCTGATCCAGCCAGAAGCAGATGCAGCAGTCTTCTTAGGGATTGCTACGTTACCTTGCAGACCGGGGAGCATACGCGCACCAGCTTGCATTACCGACGAAGAGTTGCGCAGAACGTCAATGAACTCGTTAGCAAGCAAGTTCGTTGCTACGATTTCGTTGTCATCGCTGGTGTTCAGGTCACGCTTCCAAACGCCGAGGATGTCGGTTGGGAGCATAACGCCCTGTGCGCCACGGCCATAACGCTGTGCAGCAGCTTCCGAGACTTCAAACTCGAATGCAGCGGCTTCGCGGAGGCGACGGTCACTTGGGTTGGCGAGAGCAGCAATTGCACGAACAACCGAGAACTGACGGATTTCTTTCTTCGTCAGGCCAATGTTTTCGTTTTCAAGCGGCTTGTCCGAACCGATTACGTCAAGCAGTTCACCACGGAACTGTTCAATGCTCTTGCCCGAACGGAGGGCTGCGTCTGCGAGGTCACGCTTGTTGTGACGAGCGCCGAGCGCGATGATTTCGGAGGCGTTACGGGCGGCAGCAGCATTTGCTTCGGCCCGAACCGCATCCAAGTTTACTTCGTCAGTCATTTTGACTTCCTTCTTGATGGATGGTTCAACTTTGGGTTGGGGTTCGAGAGCAGCCGCGCTACGACCCACGCCAACTGACGGGTCAGCAGGGATTGAAACGACAGATACCTCAAGGGGCGACCAAGAGCGAACAAGATACTCGTCCTTATTCGTCGTGGAACGCTCCATTTTGTTGACGCGATAACCAACCGATACATTCGACCGGATACCATCGACAACGTCCTGAAAAACCTCCTGAGCAAGTGCCGAGCGCCCGAACCTGACTTTGGCTCGAAGAACACGGTCCCCAGAGAGTTCTACGGATTCAATTACGCCAATCTGACGCTCTGGATCATGGTCCAGAAGCAATGGCGCACGGCCCGAAGCGACAAAGCCCATATCAATGGCTTGGCTTTCGTGGACCAATATTTCACGACCAAACGAACGGTCAACCGCCAGTTCAGAAGATACGGCAATCTCAACAGTGCGCTTCTCTTCCGAGATAGCCTTTGGCTGCATGTGGATGGCGCGGTGAAGCACTTCTACCGGAGACTTGCGCTCTTCCTCAGTCGCCTCTTCAACGATTTCAGCCTCTACGGCCTCAACCTCTACGGCAACTTCAGCTTCGACAGCCTCTGTTTCTACGACATCTTCAACTTCTGACATAAGTTGCTCCAAAAAGCGTTTCGGCGAAACAATAACACCAAATTACGCAACAATCAATCAACTGGTTCTTCTTCGTCGATACCCTTAGTTGCCTCGTTCGCACCAAACGGGAAGAATGCTAGTTCAAGACCAAAAGCATCGGCCATTTCTTTGTCACGCTGCCACTGGCTGAATGTCTCTTCAACATCGCGGCCATACTGACCAGCGACATCCTGCATCGACATAACACCATTGTGCATGGCGGTGACGGCTGCGTTGATTTCCTTCTGCGGATCGACCCACTGCCAGCCGCGTGGACGGAAACTTGATGCAGACGAGAACTTGTCAAAGCGCGAAGCTGGGATCGGGATCAATCCGAACTCCATAACGTGCATAAGCCAAGTGTTGTAAGCCGGGATGACGAAATGCTCCATCAGGAACTGTTGCATCATCTTGTATGAGTCGCGCTCTTCCAGCGCACCCTGACGGATCGAACTGTAGGATGTGCCTTCCAGATCGTTCGACAGCGCAGCGTAAGAAACGCCAAGGCCAGATGCTATCCCGCGAATGATGCCCTTCTGAAAATCAGAGAAGGCAGTCGCCGGATGCGAAGGGTCGAACGGCTTGAAGTCAACACCATTAGGCAACTGGTGGAACGTGCCGGGTTCAGCATCAATGATCGGGACAGTGTTGTCGTAATCGTCGGCTGGGGCATCTTCGCCAGTGTCTGAGGTGAAGAAGCCCATTTTGGACGCCGCCATGCGCGATGCGACCAATTCAGCCTCACGGTGAGCGTTGAGCATCTTCAACTGGCTCATGGCCGGAGCCATCCAAGGTTCGCCGCGTGTCTGACCAGCGCGGAGCGGATCGTAAACGTGGATCATGTTCTTGGCATCAATACGGTTGGACGAATTGATTGAAATGGACGAGAACTCAGAATCTCCGGGGTGGCGCTTCTTTACCCAGTAGGCAACGGGGCGCTGGAACTCATCGACCTCAACGCCCATGCGGATTTCGCGTCCGTTGCGCAGCTTTTCGTTCTTCTGCTCGTCAATCTGGTCAGATTCAACGGGGTGGAATGCAATGCCGTGAATAAACGAGCGGCTTCGGACGATCTGCAAGAATGCTTCGCCGTCACGGGCTGTGGCTTCCATCACATATTTCTGCAAGTCGATCCAGCTTAGGCGACCATCTGCCGTGCAGTTGCCCTTAAGCGCAAACTGATAAAAGCTGTCTTCGATAATTTGGTTGCCAATCGCATCCAGTGATCCGTTAGTATTTCGCGCCTTAACTTGCAGGGTCATGCCCTTTTCGCCGACCACGTTAGTCTTCAGCAAGTTAAGGAAACGCTTAACGTAAACATCATTCCGCGCCAGTTCACGCGAACGGTTGCGCATCAGGACAAGGTCAGGGCGCAATTCGCTATCAGGGCTACGACTAGATGCCATAAAGTCGGCAAAGAGCCGACCTGTGTTCGCAGCGTGATAATTACGCTTCGCTACTTTGTTCTTTTTCTGGGGCAAGCCCAGTGCTTCACGCCACAAACTCATAGGAAACGCACCTTCATCGTGGTCTTGGTCGGCTTGCCAAGAGCAATGGCATTATCGCGCCGCTGTTTCAAAACTTCTTTGCGATAATAATCACGCCACTGCAATAGGTCCACAATAGACATTTTGGCAATAGAGCGGCCTTGGATAGAGTAAGAAGATACATCCTTGTCGGCGCGGCCCTGCAACAAAGACTCAATCTTGTCCAACATGATTTCAGCATGGGTGCGTGGATCAGCGCCGCTATTGTCAAGGTCTTGGATGGCTTGAAACTCGCCACGCTCGACAACAATCCGGTTGCCGCTTGATGTCTGCACAATTTCAAGCTGCCAATGATAGAAGCCAGCTACAAAAGCAGCCGATGTCGCGCTATCAACGGTAAAAAGATAATATCCTGTACGCTCAACGGCTGGTATTTGGATTTCATTTGCGCCGCCAGCAGTGATCCGCGCAACATAGTTAGCCGAGTAAAGTGCGGGTGGATATGTCTCAGCAAGAGAAGATTTCTTCCACTGAATAAAATCGCCGACAACGATCTTCAGCGGTTCGCCCTCTGGTGCTTCATTCTCGTCAAAAAGATTAGCCATTATCCCTCAGCGCCAGTTGTTAGCGAAACCACCTCTACGAGCAGCCTTTTTGCCAGCCGTTAATGGATGGGGTTTATCAGCTTCTTCGACATTTGGCAATTTATGCTTTTCCATGTTAGCATAAAACTTACG